CTCAAACTCTCGCCCACGGTAACAGCGAACTCGTGCCAGGCGGTTTTGAGCCGGTTCATGGCCACCAGATTGGTGTCGGCCGCCTTATCAGCGGCATCCCCAACTTTCTCTTTCATGGCCAGAGCGAAAGCATCGAGCGTCGTGCTCGACTCCGCGCCCATGTTCTTGATGGTCTCTTTGACCTTGTCTGTCGAAACACCTAGAACTCCGGCCATATCCTGGGCGCTGACGCCAAGAGAAACGAAGGTGCGCTTGGAGATTTCGCCGGTGAGATAGACGCGCTCCAGGGCACCGGTGAGCGTATCAATGCTCTTGCCGGAGAGCTCGCCCCACTGGGCCATCGCTTCGAGAGCTTCGTTGATGGTTCCGGCTTCGATGCCCATGGCCGCCATGGATTGCGCGCTCTTGGCCAGATCGAGAAAATTGGCGGTGGTGTGGGAGGCGACTTCAGCAGCGTGCTCGAGGATGCTCGAGGCCGAGGCGGCACTGCCGGTCAGCGCAGTGAGCGCCACATCCACGAACTGGATTTGATTCGCCGCATCGAAAGCCTCGCTGACAAATTCCTTGAACCAATCGACAACCTGCTCCAAGCCGACATTGAGACCGGCCAATTCCGCCGCGAATTTGAGCGATTCGCCGAAGCTGCCGAAGGCTTCACCAGCATGGCCGGCTTCCTCTCCGGCGTGCTGAGTGGTTTCGCCCAGTTGCTCGACGGGCGGCGTAGCCTGAGTAGCGGCGGTGGTGAAGGCGGAGGCGATCTCCTGAGCCCCTGCTTCGGATGCTGCCGCAGCCAGGTCAATCGCCGACTGTAGATCGGTCCAGTCGCCGTCGATTAAGACAACGAGGTTGCCGATATTGTCGCCTGCCGCCATTACTTAATCCTCAATGCCCACTCGGGCACACCCTCGGTATCGCCCGGCCGCATGGCGGCAAGCCGCGCATTGAGCATCGTTACCTCAGCCTGATCGCGGGCGGCCTGGATGCGCGCTTTGGCGCGTTCGGCTTTTCTTAGCGCAGTATCGGCGCTCTCCGGCAGGAAATCTTCCGGCGTCTATGGCTGGCCGTCCTTGCGCGTCATCCAGGCATTGTGCAGGTCGGCGCGCTCGGTGGCCCAGCGCTCGAGCTCGTTGCGATGATAGGCGTCGTAGCGTTCCTGTAAGGCTTCGAGCTCCCGCCAGGAGAGCGACCAGAGTTTTTCAGGAGCGATGCCTAGCCCCAAAGGCGCAGGCGCGGTCCACAGCGCCCACAGCCTTAACCAGTCGGGTTTTACTGTATCGGCGTTGAAACCTGGTTCCCCTCCGCCGGCTCGCGGGCCGCCGATTCCCGCAGCTTGATCTCGATGGAGGGGTAGGCTTTTATCCAGGCTTCCCAAAGGACATGCGCCACAGGATACAATTGCTCCATATCCTGGAAGCAATAGGCTAGATCCCGCGGTGAGATCTCGATCTGATGCCGGATGGCGGCTGCAAAGATTTTGAATAACTGGATGTAATCGGCGCGGCCGATAATCTTGTCGCCGGTGATCGGATCGACACGTGTTACCCACTCCTGTAACAGTTTGGGTAGGGCATCGATATTGGCAACGCCCATATCCTGCAGATCGAAGGCCGCGCCCGGCCCGAACTTCACCACGAAAATGCCCTTGCCGGGGATCTCGATGGTCGGATACTTGATAGGCGGATACTGGCGTGGCTCGCTCCCGTTCTGCTCGCCCATAGCTAGACCAATGTCGGCGTGCCGGTAGTGCCGATCCCACAGGTGGCCTCAAATACACCGCCCACTTTGCCCGTGATCTGAAAGCTCGTAACGTAGCCCTGAAACTGATCCACCGACGGCGTCGATCCGTCCGGATAACTCACCTGCCAGGAGGAAAGAATGCGATTCATCAGCAGATAGCGCAATCCTGTCGGGGGTCCAGCGCTATTTGAGTGCGAAGGCTCTTTCATCACCCAGAAGATCTTAAAGGTGACCTTGCCCATGTCGAGCAGCGTGGGCACGCGCCGCACCCAGGTGTCGGATACGTTCGTCACCAGAACTTCGGTGGCGGTGATGGGCACGGTCAGATCGGAGATGTTGCATACCGGCGTGTAGGTAACCGGAGAGGTCGTGCCTCCTACCGAGAGTAAAAGACCTGCTACCGATATATGATCGGCAATTGTGGATACACCGGCTGGCATTTAGAATCTCCTTAGGTCGTTTCGTCGTTCCAGATCATCACGTCGAGCAGCCGCTGGTAAATGCCCGTATCGGTCTGGATGAAAAAGCCGTCGCGCTCGAGCGTGATGTAGTTGGGATAGCGCGCCAGATTGGCGATCCCGATCGCATCGAAGGCGTCGAGAAACGTTTTGAGTGCAGCCTCGACGTCGTAGGCCGATTGGCATCCCGCATCGCCCTGGCCGCCCCAGATCGTGAACTGCACGCGATTCTCGACCGGATTCTGGGCCCGCAGCGTGTAACCGTGCTTCGGAACGGTCGAGATAATCTGCACCACCACCGCTGGTAATTGGCTGCCCTGCAGGAGTTGAACGTTGTACCAACGGAAGGGCGCAGTGCCCAAAAGCGCTGACAGTCCCGCATCGGCCGCTGCCGCAGTGCGCAACTTGTGCTTGAGCGGCGTGCTCATGCATAAGGACTCCTGATCGCCGTCGAGACATTGGCGCGGAAGAGATCTTTGATGGCTTCCTTCTGTTCGTCAAATGCCGGACGCATGTAAGGTTGCGCGGGCATGCCGGGCCAGGTGGGCGAGTACGGGCCCTGGCCGGCGCCCGGTGAAGAAGCGCCCCGAATCCCGGTACCGAACTCCACATAGCCGGCGTATCCCATCGTAGGCGCAATGGTGGCGCGTGCCGATTTCTCCGTCTGCTGGACTTGAACGAGGATCGAATCGCGCAATCTTCCGGTCGCGACCGGGCAGAGGCGCTTGGCTGCATCCTGAACCATTTCGCCGGCTTGCCTTACGGTTTCAAGCGCCACCGGCGTAATCGTCACATCGGTGAAGCGGCCGAGGTCTCCGCGCGGCGTCCAGGTAGCACTGGCCCAAATGCTCATATGCTCACCAGCCTCAGCTTCAACCGGGTCTGGCTGAACTGGGAATCGCGCTCGGCTCCGAGGATGTCGTAATCAATGCCATCGACGATCGCATGCCATCCCACTTCGCCCCAGTTCTGCCCGTCGAGTTGGGAGAAATAGCCGTTCAGGAGCACATGCCGCAGGCTGATGCTCATGATCTCGGCAATGTTTTTGACTTCCGTTGCCGCGATATTGCCGACCGATTCCGGAGCGTTCATACACGCGATATTTACCAGGCCAGCCACATCCACGTACGTGTTATCAGGCGCGCCGGAAGCGCCCAGATTGCCGCTCGGCGCCTGGACGGTACAGGTCGATTGCATCAGGCCGGCATCATAGACCGCCTGAACCAGCGCTCCAAAATCGATGGTCGAGCTTTGATTCATGACTGCTGGCGATAGAGCATTTTCCACAACCGCTCGCGCATCCAGAAGGAATCCTGGCCCATCTCGGCGACCGAGAAGTAGCCGGCGGAAATCTCCTGATCGATGTAGCTTTGCCCCAGATCCTTGAGCGCTTTGGAGGCCGCTTCGGGCGCCACGCTCACATCGAGCACCTTGGTGGCGAGGACACGGGCCTTGGTGGAGCTCAGACCGTTGAGCAGCATGGCGGCCGCGCGCCCGTAGCTGTAGGTGTTGCCGCTCATGGTGGACGGATAGTAGCCGCTTAAACCCACAATGATGTTCTGCGAGCTGTTGATCGTGAGCACGCCCTGCACCTCCGCATCGTCGAAGATCGGATTGGCCATATCCGTATCGCCCACCATCAGCCGGATCACAGCGATGTCGGGAGCGGTGGACCAATCGTAGGTGAAGGCCATGCATGCCTGCTACCGTTTGTGCTTGCCTTCGTTCACTTCGTGATGCGCTGGTTCCACAACCGGATGTCGCATACTGTCACCCGGAGTACCACTCGGCGTATCACTCGAAGCCTGCGCCGAGAACGTGCCTGCACCGCTGCCCTGGCTCATGACGGCCATAAGCGGGTCGAGTAACGTTCCACCTTTCACCGTGCGGATCTTGTAATGGATCGAATCGGTGTCGAAATCCCCTTCCATGGGATTGGCATTGGCTGTTCCCGGCATCACACCTGGTCCCGGCCCCATCTGGCCTTCACCGATTGCCACGGCATTGGGCAGCTTCATGAACAGTTCCGGCGTCTTGTGGCCGCGCAGGAAGCCCATCTCGATGGCCGGGCGTCCCGATTCGGGATTGGCGAACAGATACCAGCCGGTATTCCCATAAGTGGTGTCGATGATCGGCAGATAATAATTGACAGCCAGACGCACGATGTTTTTGGCCCAGTTCATCGCGTGCAACATTTGCGCCAGCATCGGGTTAGTCGAACCGCCGGGAATCTGCACCGTGCCGCCCTGATCGGCCATGAACACGTAATCGGTGTTCAGGATATTCGCGGCGACGGTCTTGAGTGACGGCGGCACCACCAGCGTCATGGCTTCGATGGAGATGGGCTGGCCGGTGGTGTCAACCTGCTTCATCATCACGATCATGGCCCGCTGGAGGGAATGAATCGAGAGCGCCGGATGATCCGATCCGCCATCGCCCACCAAGGCGGCCGTCACGATGTTCTTGTTGCCAGAGTTGAAAAAATTGGCGTTATTGGCGAACAGCGCCGTACAGAAGTACTCCTCTTCGCGCCTGGCGCCGCGGCCAAAACGCGCCGGCGTATCCTTGATGGCCTGCAGGTCGTCGTTGACAAACGTTTCCCAGTAAAATGGCATGCGCTTGCCGCGCTTGAACAGTTCATAGGTGTACGGCGTCGGAACGGTGAGACTGTCTTCGGGATAGTTGGCGCCGCGCTCGAGCGGGACCAGGCCGCCGAAGGCAGTGAGCGTTGCGTCCGTCGGCCCGAGCAGACCCGTGCCGCCATCCACGCGGAAGCGCTTCACCGGACGGAAGTCGTTCACCTCGGCTTCGTGCGCGATCAGGTTCCAGGTGTAGGGCGTCTCGGTGTAATTGGCGAGCACCGCGCGGTCGATGACATCGCCAAACAAGTTGGGAAAATCACCGATCGACATGGCTTCCTGCAGGTTCAACAGGTCGCGTTTGGAGCCATTGAAGCCGCGGGTGATGATGCGTGCTGCTTCCTGAAGGCGGGATTCATAGCGCCGCCGGCGCATCGTGTCGGAATAGACTTCGCGCAGGCGATGCGTCATGTTTTGAAAGCCAGCTTCGTTGACGGAGGTGGGCGAGCTGCCGCTCCAAGCCCCCAATTCCGCCGACGATACGCGTCCTGGATTGAAACCTTCATAGGCTGGGCGCGGATTGGCGGAAGGAAGCATGCCAATCTGAGAACTGAAATCGCCCCAATTTTGCGCTACATCGCTAAGTGAAATCATTGTGCTTGTTCCTTTAACTGATTCCGTCCTTCAAGCTGACCCGGACTGCGCCGGAGGTGCCGCTCGCCAGAGTCGATTCCGCCAGGCCGATCAGGAGTCCACCCGTAGCGGTGTTGTTGACCGTATTGCCATAGCTGATATTGGTCGTGGCATCGGTCGTGCCGAGGTGAACATAGATCGGCGTACCGGGCGTGATATTACTCGCCACGGCGCTGGTCTGGATGTTAAAGGCGCCCTCGCAATCCAGCGTCAGATAGCCGCTATTGGAATAATAAGGCGGCTTGGTAGAGAGATTCTGGCCATCATTGGCGATGCCGATCAGCGTTGGCCCGGCGGCCGGACCGAACACCAGCACATCGCCAGGGGCGATCACGGCAGCCGCCGGCATCTTGAGTTCGATGCCGGTGAGTCGTTCCCGAGTCTTATTGGCAGCCATTAGGCGGCCCTCCCTTCCTTGAAGATCCGGCGCATGCGCTTGCGCGCCATGCGCTCAGATTCGGATTGCTCGCCTTCGTTGATCTTCTTGCCCACGAAGACATCCGCCAGGCGCGACATGGATTCCTCAAACTGTTCTCCCCAGGCCTTGCCGTCGTCTTCGGTGAGCTTCTGGATCTCGGCTTCGGTCATGCGCTGGCCCATGCCGGCGACACCAGAACCAAAGCCGAGCGTGGCCAGGAACCGCGATTCCTCCAGTGCCGCGGATTCGACCAATTTGCCGAGCGCAGATTGATCCACCTTGCCGTCCTTGAACGGCAGCGAGGGAGCGATGCGTTCAGCGATGCGTGTGCGCGTGGCTTCGACCACATGCAAGGGTCCGGGCAAGCGGATGCCCTCGAGCGCTTCCCGTATGGCGCGCGGGCCTTCGGCCTGTGCCGCAATGGTCTGGCGCAACCCGGAAATTTCCTGGCGCAATTCGCGGAGTACTGCTTCATCCATAACGTCTCCTTCATTCGCGGACTCGAGCAGCAACTTGCCGTCGCGCCCCGCTTTGGTAACCAGATCGATTGAGTCGGCGTGCGTGAGCCGCTCGATTAAGCCCGGCTTGCCGTCCGGCGCCAGGCGTTTGCCTTCGGCATAGAGGCCGCGGGCCCGGATCGAAACACCGGTATAAGGCGCCTTCTCGGCTACCTGGCTGGCGTATTCACTGAACACCTTGGCCGGCGCATAGAGCGCAGCGCCATCTTTTCCGTGCTCGTCCCAGTACGCATCCCCGGTGGTTACGGCGGCGAGCTTCGACCAGTCGCCTTCAGGCCGCTCGGCTTCCTCAGTGGGCGTGGCGTGATTGATGTACATCAGCGTGCCGCGCTTGAAGATCTGCGGACCATCCCGCTCGAGCACGTCTTGCGTGTAGTAGCCGGAGGAGCCGCGCCCGGGCGAGATGATCTTTACCAGCGGATTAACAGCCGAGGCCTCGGTGAATACGTAGCCCTGCTCGAACGCAGCGGATTCAATCAGGCGCGCGCCTTTGGCGTCCGTTCGTGTGGATTCGTCCTTCTTCTCTTCGCCATCCTTCTCTTCGTCCTGCCAGGATTGCGGCAGGTGCTTGTGCCAGCCCTTGCGTTTGGCGATCGACTTGATGTTGCGTTTGAGCGAACCGGCGCTCTGGCCGCCGGCCACACCCCTGCCGATAGAGTGAACAGCGGCCATGACGTCGGAAGGACGCAGAATCGGAAACGAGCGGCCCGTGCCGGCAAAATCGGAAGTATCGGCAGCATCACGCTCGGATTTGGCAATGAATCGCTCGGCCAGCCGCCGATGCTTCCAGGAGGAGGCTCCAGGGAATCGCTCTACAAATTTCTTTTTGCGTTCGGCTTCGCCCATGCCCTCCATGCCGTCTTCATCCGCTTCTTCGTCGTACACTGTGCGCGGCAGGACATCGACCGCATTGGCGGTGTCGATCGAATGGGTGCGCTTGCCGTCGTTGAAGCCGATCTCGTAGGGCGCGCGGTAATATTCGCCGTCTTTCTGGTACACCACGTCACCGGAATCATCATCGCCGAAGACGTCGCAGATATAGCAGAAACAGTCCGGATAAAGATCCTTGAGGCAGTCGGCAAGGCCACGGCAGATATCGGAGTGAGAAAGTTCTTCGCCGGCTTCCTGAAGCCACTGGGCGAGGGCTTTATAAGCGGGGCTTAATGACAACTTGCTAACAAGCTTGCAAGATAACTCGTTTTCTGTCTACAGTATTTATAAAGTGCCACGTGGAACATACAAGCATGGTGAGCCGCGTAAGTGCCTGTGGGAAGGCTGCGAAAGCGTGCGTACCTCCACGCAGATTTATTGTGCGAAGCACTGGGCCGAATACTTACACGGCTATCACGAGCACAAAACCGAGGAGTCCTTCACAGAAGGCGTAGCCACCTGCATGCGCTGGCTGCAGCAACAAGTGGGAGATCGCCTGTTGACCGGAAAACAAGCGGCTCAATTACTGGCACGGCTAGGCCAGCACGAAACGCCGGAGCACAAGCAGCGGCGGCAGTTGATCGAATCGATAAAAGCAGGTCCGTGAAGAAAGCCAAACCAAATGGCCGCCTCGCGTTTACGCCCAGCGCGCCGGCGCGGGAATACTTCGATGGCCTGATCCGGCGGCTGCAGAGCGAACGCTCGCTCACCGTGCGCGTCACGCAGCGCGAGGCCTTTGATCGTCTGGCGGCGCTCGCCAGGATGGGCGAGCAGTACGGGCGCGAGACGCCCAAACCCTTGCCGCTGCCGCTGGCGCCTCCCCGCCGGACGTCATAACATCAATGCCACTTCTGCCGCCCCGAGTGCCAGATTCACCGCGCCCCGTGCTTCTTCCGCGATCAGATCTTTCTCGCCTTCCATGCGCGCCACCACGTCTGGCGTCACAAGCCAGTGCAGCTTGCCCTTGGGCCGGCGCGCTTCATAGAGGCGTACGCCTTCCGGAGCCTTGCGGTCAGCATCGTAGACCCGCACACGCCGGTCCTTGCGTTCGACCGCGCAGGTGCAGTTGGGATGTAAGGGCGGCTCGTCCATATCGCCATCTGGCCCTTCAAAGATGTCGTCGTCGTCGATCCAGCCCAGATCGTCGGCGTCGGAGCAAAAGTCGCAGTTGCCGCTCTTGCCGCCATCACCCAACACTAGGCGTTTCATCGGCACTTCGTCATAGTAATATTCGCCTTTGGCTTCGGTATAGCGGCCGTTAGTCTCAAAATGCGCGATGGCTGCATGCGCGAAGTGCGTATGTTCGCCGTGGGCACCGGTTAGCAGGCCGACGATGTTGCCCACCAGTGGACCATGGCTCACGCCGATGACATTGTCCGCTTTGAGCCGCCGGCCCTGGCGCTGCATTTCGGCGAGCGCTTCCTCGGGCGTTGAATCGGGATCGAGCTTGTAGGAACGCGAACGGGCGGCATCGAGCTTTTCCGATACGCGCTTGGCGGTCTGAATCGAGCGGCGCATGTTCGACTCCATCACCAGCATCGGTCCGGAAGTCTGGTGCTTGAGCCACCGGCCCATCATTTTGGCTTGGGCTTTGCCGGTCGAAGTCAGCGGACGGGTGGGGTCGAGCTGGTCGCCGTCTTCAGCTTCGGCGTGGCGCATCAGGTACAGCTTCAATGTGAGACCTCCTTTCCGTTCACGCTCTCTGGCTGGGGCGTGGCCGCTTTATCTTTGATGGCCTCCGTGAGTGCATCCAGGCGCTTCTCGATGCGCTCGCGGCTCTTCGTTTCATGCTGCGCCAGTGCCAACGCGAAGCCCAACGCCCCTAGCGCGACTACCACTTCGCTTACGCTGCTAACGACTTCCACTAGCGTCGGGGCATCCACGATTCATCCGAAAATCTTCATCAGCTTCATCAATGATTTGCGCAATCTTCGCTTTTCTAGTGGAGGATAGTGTTTTCCAATTCTTTTCATCTCCTTTTCCAGATCAGCCCAGGTCGTCTGTAATGGTGGTGGATTGGCAGAATTGGGACGTCTTTTACGAAGGTAAACCCCGTGATTCATCCGAAAATCGCCTTGAGCCAGGCGGCTTTTTCGGGCGGCTTCTTGAGCGGCTCCATCCCGGCCGGCAGCGCTCGCTCTACTCCCGGCGGCTTACGGTTGGCTGCGAGCCGGTCCTGCCGCGCCATCTCGCGCAACTCCTGGGCCGCGGCGCCCAGGCGCTTGGCGCTGAGGATGTCGGCAATACGTTCTACGTTGTCTTCGTCGCCGATGAAGCACCAGGCGAGAACAGCGTGAGTTTGGGTGTGGATGACTTCGACGAGGTTGCCGGTGCGCTTCAGGCGGACGTTGGGCTTGTCAGTCATTTCGGAAAGTAATCAATGCGTTCTTGAAGGACTCCTTCATACTGAACCATGATGTCGAACTGACGGCGCATGCGCTCCTGTTCGTCATATGGAAGGCCACGAAACACAGGACTACTGCCAATGAATGCACCCAATCTTTCGCGTTTAACCGTCAGTTCTTTCAACTCATCAACAACTCGATTTTGGTAGGGTTCCATTATGTTTTCCCATTCCCTATCAGCGCCGCCCGCTCCCGGATCTCCCGCAACACCACCAATGCTTCCTTCGCCGCACCCGCTCCCGGCTTCCCCTTATCCCCCTGATCCATCGTTTGCGGTGCTGCTTGTGTCCGCTGATCCTCTACATCCGCCTTGGGATCGTAATCGGCACCGTAAATCTTGTCAAGCAACTGGGTCCGGTTTTCGTAACCCACTTCGGCCAGCATCCCATCGACAACCGTGCGCCGGTCGATGCCGCCCGCATAGATGCCCTGCCTTCCGCCATTAGTCGCGATGTCCACCCAGGCCTGCACCATCGCGTGGATATCATGCTCGAGCACAGCCGGGAACCTGACGATGATTTCGACCGGCTGCGGCGCGGGGTTCTTGGCGCGCGCTTCCCGCATCCTGGTTCCCGGCGTCTGCCCGGCCACCATCAGCACGTATTCCAAGATCCGCGTCAGCGTTTCGACCCAGCGCTGCTGGATTTCGCGAAACTTGAGTTCGGTGGGCCGGTCAAGGGACACCGCGGTAGCCAGACTCCCGGTCGAAGCATCCCCGAAGAAAGTCTCGGGCATTCCGAAGGCGGCAGCGGCCATGAGCAGGACTCGCCGTGCTTGCTCCGGCGCGGTCTGCGTGCCGGCGGTTCTGAACGGCTCGATCTTGTTATCCGGTCCCGAGACATGCGCTGCTCCTATCGCTGGCGGCGGGTTGCGCTCGATCTGCGTGCCGCCGGCATCCGCAAAGGTCGTGGTGAGCAGCGCCTGATAGGCCGCGATCGCCGCCGGTCCACCCGAGGTTTGTACCAGCATGGCGAAACGCGCCAGTTGCTTCTGGATGGTGGCCCAGTCCTCGAGGAAATCCTTGTAAGCGCGCGCCCAGTCGATAGCCGCATAGATGGGCGGCACCGGCCAGCGCCACTTCGCCGGCGAGCCGCCGCCATGTACCCGATAGACCGGCATCTCCCAATTGACCGGCACGGCGCCCAAGTTCTCCGGCTTGTCTTTCGGATTACTTAGCAGATACTCGAGCGAGGGATACCAGGCTTTCTTGGGTTCACCCGGCTGCGTGCCGCTGGCCGTCTGGATGTTGAGCTGCGTCCACTGCCGCGAGTAATACCAGACGCGGCCCGTGTCGTCAGGATCGGTCAGCACGTCCATGATCTCGAGCGGATCGATGGTCTGAACGGTAATCTGGCCTTGCGGATTCGCCGGCAAGCCGAAGTACAAAGCGCCGTCGGTCTGGATGGAGTTTTCCTTGTTTGCTAATCCGATGTGGCTCAATTCTGCAGCATTTCGCTGCAAGAACTCCTGGATGGTTTCGTTCGCGGCTTCGTCTTCGGCGCGCATCTCAATCCCGCGGCCGAAGACGTACATGCGGCAGATCTCGGCGCCGCGCTTAATGATCGGGTTCTTGAGCGCATAGATCCGCGAGATGCGGATCAGTTGCTGCACGCCATAGCGCGAGAACTCGAGCATGGCGAGCGTCGTCTCGCGCACCCAGCCGCGGTCCTCGAGCGCCAGCTCCAGTTCCCATAGCCGCTCTTTTAGTTCAACTGGGGTTTGTACCGGCGCGGCCAGAGCACCCGATGCGCGCATGCCTTCGTAAGCTTGGGGATTGACGCAGGCGAGCTCAGCTTCGCGCAGCATCAGCATTTCGCGCATACGGATGCGGAGTTGATGGCGCTGGTATTCGATCTCTTCGGCGAACAGTGCTTGAGACTCGGAGGCCCGGGAAGCGGCTCGGGCCTCGCGAATAGCATCGCCTGCGCGGTCTAGCAGGTCACGCACCGGCGAAAGGTTGAGGGCACGCGAAGCGAGCCAGGCGCGGAGACGGCGCATGCACGCATGTTAGCAAGTTTGCTTGT